ATACCCGTAAAAAGGTACCGGCCCACACGATCTGGGAGTTTAAGCCCAAAATCGGGAACATGGGTGCAGTATTGCACGCCATGGATCCTGAGTATGATCCAGACATATATATGTCTTGGGTCGATTCTTGGAGGATGGAAATCCAGAAGCTGATCCGCGAAGGTGGTTTTACCACTGGCGCGAAGAGGATTAATCTTATAAAAGATTATACCTTAGCATTAGTCGAAGGACGAAATCCGGAACCTCTCGAATGGATAGCCATAAGCGAGAAATTCAAAATTCCATCATGTCTTGCTAAAAGAGGACAGGATTCTCCTGTTACTTTTAGTGATTACATACGTCTTTACCTTACTTCGGTCGCAGAGGGGAATCCCCAAAACGAAAAGTATCAGGTCATTCTTTCAATTATGAATATTCATAGATTGTTTGAAGGTCTTAGTGATCCAAATTTTGAATCAATTAAAAAGAAAAAGACGATCATCGATTCTGTATTCATTGAGGAATTCGAAACTTATGTTAGTGAATATATATCCGCTAACAAGAAGAAACATAGATTTCCCCAATTCGATCCTAATTCAGTAAACTTCATGGAATATCGTTTTAATGTAAAAAAAAACGGTCCCAACGGTTTACCTAAATTAGAGTCTTCACATTGTGAGGCGATTGAGTTGAGAGAGAACACACTTTGGCAACCATTCTCGAAGCTATCTTCAAGACTGGGCCTAGATGTTATCTCTGAGTACGTTAATAGGCTGGCACAAATTCCAGTGCCCAGTAATCGTGATGAATCAAACATAAACAAGGTTCTCATTAGAAAATTAGTCGCAGTGCCAGATGCCGGATTTAAAACCCGCGTGGTGGCCATACCAGATTTCTGGACGCAGCTTTTATTGGAGCCCGTACGGGCTCACATTCAAGCTGTGACTGAGTTCTGTTTCCCCATGGATTACAGAATGGATCAATCAAAAGGGGTTTCCCGAATGATTGAGGTTCAGGGTATGTGCGTAAACAAGGACGAATATTGTGGAGTTAAACTTGACGTAGGTCAATTTAAATGCTACGATATTAGTGCTTGGACGGATCGGTTCCATCACGACCTTCAAAAGGTTGTTATGGGAGAGATCTTTTCTAAGGGAGTAGCGGAAGTATGGGGACAGCTAACTGTCCATTGTACATGGTACATCTCCAATACTGGTGCCCATATTAAATATGGACAAGGCCAGGGGATGGGGACTAACGGATCATTTGATATTGCAACTTTGACAGACCACCTTTTCATACATTTTATGTACGAACGCGAAGGAAAGAAGAATGGGAATATTCCCAATTTTTCGCCCCTTTACGGTAAAGTGGGTGATGACCTATGGATATATGATATTCATAATAGTTACCAAGAATACTGTGAGAAGATTAATCTTCCCATCAATATTTCTAAGTCAAAAACTGTTTGCAAACTTGGCTCAGTAGCTGAGTTTTGTTCACGTACTGCAATTAACGGTGTTGATGTCTCTAGGGTTAGCCCTAAAGTCATTAACCGCTCAAGTGATTTCCGAAGCGTACCACAACTACTTAGTGTTTGCCTCGAGAGAGGTCTAATACTTAAACCTTCGTCTTTTCCATCCCTTAACAATATTGTTAAAGATGGAAACGAAACTTACTTCGACAAAATTCAACCATGGATGGTAGGAGCTGCGGTCTGTAACCTGGCCTCAAAAGAGGGGTCACCATACAACTCGCTAACACCGAAGTTCATGATTGATAATGGCTGGCTTGTAGATGAGGATCTTAAAAAGATCGTCTCTGAGCCAGAAAACTTAACTAGAATCTTGATATCACAGACTATTCTGTCGATATTAGATTCTTGCAAGGATATCGAAGCGTTAACCTCATCATTTAGAAAAACTGAAAATAAAATGCAAAGGGTAAACTCATTATATGGGTCTAACCTATTTTGCGTGAACGAGGAGACCGTCACGATGGTCCGGATAAACGTATGTTTTCCCGATCCACATGGCAATGTCTCAACTGAGGAGAAACCTTTAGCAAGCGATATACTACTACCATGGGAAATAGTTCCCATAATACGTCTTAAAACCTTGATGAAAGCCTTAACAGAAGATCTGTTAGAGGCACATTCAATCGAAGGTGACAAAATCATGGATATCCACGATTTCGCCGTTCTACTTAATCGCATCGCGAGAAGAGTAGACTTTGACGGTACAAATATCAATTACGATAGTAAGAGGACCTATAGTAGGTGCTTTAAAATCGTAAAGCTGCTTGAAAGGATTAATCCTCCGTTCAATTATTTAGTCTTAGATGATTCTAGACAACGGGACCTTATAAACTCAATATTGAGTTATGAGGAATTACCCGTTGAGTGGGTGAAAGAATATCTCCCTCTCCTGGTAGTACCAGGCGAGATTGCCGTTTAACGGCAGAAATGAAAATTCACCGAAGTTAGGAACCGTTTCTTGTTCCCATGAATCTCAGTTCAAC